TCATTAGATCGCTCCTGTTTATCTAGCAGGCCCTTGAGTTCCTGTTCCACGTGATTAAGGCATTCTAAGTTGCCCATAAGCTCACGATAATGCTCCATCGACTTAACGTTTCCGTTTTGCATATAGTCGACGCAGCCTTGACGACGTTCACGGAGTACCCGAAACACCGCTTCGGCGATTTTTATTTCATCCATTCAGCCCTCGCATATTATCGTACAACATCTAGGGCATCCTAGCACATGTTGTATAAGATATGCTAGGACAAACTAGATATTTATGCGAGTTCTTAGGGGCATAACCGCTCATACGTCTCGTTGTGAACGGTTACGTCGACAAGAAGACCCCTGTCGTGAGCGATCAGCCAGTCAACAGTGTCCTCGCTGTCAAAATAATGAGGGCGGGCAACGTCGCAATAACTATTTCCGGTTATTGTTGCGCACCCACTTAGTAGCCCGACTGCGCAAGCCACTATCGTCAAGTGCCTCAACTTCATCTTCGACCTCCTTCGCCGTCAAAAGGTTATCTATCCGGTCGTCTTTAATCTCGTCTTCAAGATCGTTCCGACCATCCGCTTTACCACGGAAGTAAACCGTCACGACCGCAAGCAGGGCCGCCCCGATAAACCACAGATACATCTTGATGCGGGCAAGGAAGAACATCACCGGTCACCCATGTTCCACTTCTTCAGACGCTCCATGTCCACCACGCCCAGCGCCACCAGAACGATCAGAGCAAACACTCCCATTATCAGGAGCTTCTGCCACTCCAGCCCACCGACAGTGGCAATCGTCGCAGGGGACGCGATGCTGGCCAACTTTGCCACAGACGAAGCTTGGATTGTCTTGGACTGTGAAACCTTCTTGCGTTCCGCTTTCGGACCCGCTTCTGCGCCGTTCATCCATTCTGTAACCTTAAAGCAAGGGCACATTTTAGGGGAAACTTCGTTATGGCCCATGATGGTGGTAATCGCTGGATATTCCATGCGAAGCTGCGCAATCAAACGGCGCAATGCCCGGTCTTGTTCCGGTGTGAAATTCTCTTCAAACTTATCGTCTTGCGAACCGCCGTGCCCACCCCACAGTGAGATGCCCACAGATGTCTTATTGTGGCCTTTGGCGTGAGCCCCTGACCGTTCAATCGGGCGACCTTCAGTAATGGTGCCATCGCGGTCAATCAAATAATGATAACCGATGTCCGACCACCCCCGGCCTTGCGGAGCAGGGTCCGTGTGCCAGCGTTTACATTCGTCGCGCTTTTCTTCAGCCGACTTATCCGCCCACCACTCAGGGCGTGTCGCCGTGCAGTGAACAATGATTGTGTCTATTTTTCGCATTCTACAAACCTTTCCGCTATTTTGCGGTGTGACGTCAATATAACAACTTTTCCGTTTTTGTCATACACAACGTACTGACCGAGTTTATTAGGCCCTACCATCTTCCTTGATTACGTCCTATCAACCAAATAAAACCGGCCACAACCGCGACGCCTGTTGCCGCAGAAAGAATGCCAACGCACCACTCTAAAATAAGGCGCTTGCGCTCTTCTTTCCGGTAAAGTTCTTCTTTTCGCTGTTTGCGCATCTGTGCTTCAATATGCAAAACCTCTTCCCATGCGGAGGGGCCATATTGAAAACTAATGAAGTTTTTTATCTCCTTGCGCATCTCTTCCATCTTTTTTCTTTGCGCAAAGATTTCAATAGCGGTCTCGTTATCAGACCCTTTAAACGTATACCACGGAGGATTTTTTGCCTTGTCTTCAGCGTACTTAAAATCGCTAAACGCCTTACCCCATTGAGATAATTGACCAGACATGTCTTGTAATTCACGCCCCACCGCAATGCCTTTCTTTATGGCATTATAGGCGCTTGTTGCAACGCCAACGGCTGTTATTGGGTCGATCATCCAGTCACACTAATACCCTATCTGTTGCGGAGCTGTTCTTCCATGTGTTTGATAGTCGCGTTGGCAGCCGCAAGCTCGGCTTTGACCTCGGCCATCTCCTTGAGCAACAACTCGACCTTTTCTCTGAGGTCTTTGTTTTCTTTTTGTAAATTGTCCACTTGCGCCTTCAAACTTTCCCGGAACTCCGCCTTGTCTGCTTTATCTGCTTCTTTTGCCTCCGCAGAAATTTTTGCCTTCACTTGCATCCACTGCCAAAGACCCCCTGTGCCAAGGATGCCTATCGCTGCAACAATAATAGGGGTCCAATCCATCACTTCCTCGTCATTCTTTCCTGTTCATACAACTGCCGAGTAACAAGATTAGCGAGAAATAAGCCCCACGCTATCATGGAAAAAACTATCATAATTTTAGTTTGCATGGCAGTACGAAGTTCAGTGCTGTTATCAAACATACTAAACGTCGAAAAATAAAAAGCTCCCGTAACAATGATAGACATTGTCGTAAGGAGCATGACCATTCTTCTTATCTTTGGTGGTGACCACACCGTCGCGATGATGCAGCCTACACCCATAAATTTCCAAACTGTCGCCGACAACGTCAGCCAACTGTCCATCGGAAAGAGACCTGACAGCACGAAGCTGAAGAGGCCGAACAAGAGAAACTGGGCGGGGCTGTCGGAGTGGACGACCGCGTCCAATGTCTCTTGAACACGCGTCATTTTCTTACCTTTGACGCCGCTAGAAGCAACGGACTTACTGTTGCGCAGATGTTTACGATGGTCCAGACATTATCCATGACCGAACCCAACATCCGAATTTCGTTGATTACAGCATAAATCCAGCTCGTCTGTGCGACAATCAATGCCAGCGCACAAACCCAAGCCAAAATCCAGCCAAGCTTTTCGTCAACGGTCTCTGCCTGACGAATTGGTTTGATTAGATAATACAAACCAAACATGGCGATAAAGATGGGTAAAACATCTACGCCGCCAGAAAAATCATTTAACCATGCCCAATCCATTACGCACTCCGTAGTTTAGAAAACGCCCTTAAATCTCTGTGGCCGAGCAATAGGACTAAACCCCTTAACGACCCCGCCTCGCGCCATGCGCTTGGCCTTGGTTTCACCAGCCTCAGACAGAGCAATAGCCACCGCTTGGTTCTGCGGATAACCCTCATCTCGCAACTTACTGATGTTGCTACTGATTGTTTTCTGGCTCTTGCCCTTCTTCAATGGCATATCAGCACCCCATAAAGTCGGTGCCTTTGATGGCCGCACCCGCACCGCGCATTTTCATCTTGCGCATCTTGTCGCCAGCCATCGGCGCTTTCTTCATTTTGCCAACCATCTCAGGTTTTGGCGCATCCTTCGGCGCAGAGCCGTTAACTTTTACTTTGCGATTTTTCATGTCTGTCTCCTAAATGGACTTAGTTGCGTCGCTTGCTGCATAACTTGCTGCGTGTTTATCGGGCCTCCAAACATGGTCGGAGCGTTGTACTGCTCTGTCGGTGAGCGATTGAAGGAAGACAAGCCGCCAACAACATAATCAGATGGTTTATCCCCATAAATCCTATTCTTTGCGTTCGGGTCTGTTTCCGGCGCTTCTGGAACCAGCGAAGCTATCCTGCCGTTTGTGGCAGGTATCCCGCCGTCCGTGGCAGGTGCCGTCATATCTACATTCGTCATCGACGTCATGCTGTACGGAGTAAAATTATTAATGCTTCTGCCGCTAGAATATTGGTCAACCAAGCTCTGAGCCGCGTCAATCGCCGCCTGATTGTTTGGAGCGTGTTGCTGCACAAACGCCAAGCGGTTCTTTGCAATCTCAGGATTGGCTTCCATCAAAGCGTTGTTATAGCCAATCTGGCTGGTATTAAACGTATCGTGAGCTGCCACATACTCTGGATTGCTAACAACCCCCGACGCCCAGTCGTTCAAATGCCACTGAGCAAAATCATCACCAGACTGCATGTTGTCCAAAGCGCCTAAATCTCTTGCCGCCTCATACAAAGCTTTCTGAGTTTGACGCTTGGTGCCATCCGCAAACGTCAGCAAAACCATGTCATTACCGAGCTGCTCGTTTTTACCAACGTTCAAGTCCGTCATTTTGACGTCGCCACCCTCGGCATAACGTTGCGGATACGCGTAATTTAGGCTCTTTCCCATCATTGCTGTGGTCCCCCTTGGTTACGCTGCTTCAAAAGCTCGCGGTCCATGGCAGACTGAATACGAGCCTGCGTCTGTTTCTCTTGCGAGGCCAAACGTTGCTGGAATTGGTTCGCCCGCAATTGCTGACCCTGCGCATCCAACTGGACCTTGGCTTGGTCGATCTGGTTGTCGGCCTGATCCGCTTGAGCTTTTTGCTGCAATTCGGCTTCCTTGAGCTGAACCAGTGGGTCCGGGGCCCCCGCGCCAGATAGCTGTTGCGACAATTCGCGAACCTGTTGCAAACCTTCCGCTACAAACTGAGCCGTCATCTGCTCCATTTGCAGCATCTGTTCGTCGTCCGCAGGCTGACCGCCTTGTTGCTGAACCATCTGCAAGTATTGCTGTGCCGCCTGCTCGCGAGCCGCGATCTGGACATGCTCCATAACGTGCTTTTGCAGATTGATAGCAACCGGAGGCATCTGAGCAACCATCGGTGTCGCCCCAAAAGTAAGGTGAGCCATGATGTGCGCCTGATGGTTCTGACCCTCAAACGCCGTCATCGGCAACTGATCCAATGCGTTGATGTTCTCTTGCGCCGGATCAAGCGGCTCTGGGATTTCCGCAGGCGTCGCCTTCATCAAACGATCCACGTCCGCTACGCCCAAAGCTTCATACATGTCACGGAAAACCTCGTGCATGTTGTGTATCTCTGGTGCTTGGGCCGCGAGCTGTAATTTGGTCTGCGCGAGCATAATCCGCTGCGCTTGGCTAAAGACATTCGGATTGCTGACCGGAATAACGTCCACGCGGTCGTCAAAGTCTTCCGCCATGATCTTCTGGTCACCGCCCGGAACAGAGTACGGATACTCCTGTGGCAGGCTCTCAGACATCACGCGAGCAAGAATTTTAAACTCCTGACGCATCGCATAGTGCAAACGCTTATGCACTGCGCTCATGACCCGCGAGCCTTGTTCCATCATCGCAATGGTCGTGCCCACCGGAGCCTGTTGATTGCCGTCGCCAACCTTCAAATCAGTGATGGTCGCAAACCGCTGACCCGCCTGAACCACAAAACCCAACAGGTTAAATAGCGTCTGGTCAGGCCCCTTGAACGGCAGCGGCATGAGGCTATCCCGAATGGCCCCACCGGGAGCGTCCACGTCGCGGAACTCACCGGGCTGCAACGGATCATCGTCATCCCGAATACGCAGTCCACGGGCCTTGAAGCCCGCAGGGAGGTTGGACAGCGTACCGGCATCGATCAATTGTCGCAGTGCCGCCGTGGCGGTCCGTGACAGACCACCAATCGTGTGGATCAAGCCAAGGCCATAGAAGCCAAAGCCCGGCAGGAACTTGTAGTGCGTGAAATACTGAATTTTCTTCTTCAGCTCGTCTTCTTCACGATAGTTCCGACGAATGGACAGGATTTGCCCATTATCCAATGACATTGTGACAATGTAAGGAACGCGGATACCCGTTGGTTCCCCGTCCTCGTCGACCTCTTCATAACCTTCAAGGTCCAGATCAACATGGCATTCCAAAATCGTGCAGTCATAATCGATCTGGCTAGGCTCGATGCCGTCAATGCGGTCAATCGTGTCCTCAACCTCGTTTAATTCCTTCTGCGCAGGAATAACCTCAACGTCCAAATACGTGCCCGCCAACTGACGCTTGCGCAAATCATTCAGCGACATCCGCACAACTTGCGTGATGTTGGGGCATGTTTCGAGGTCCGCGGTCTCATACGGAACAATCAAGTTCTCCGCAGGGACAAACTTGGATACCGCACGACCTAGCGTCTCGTCATAGTACGTCTTCTTGAACGTCGAACCCGCCAGCGGCAGATAGAACAGCATCTGGTCCATATCCGGCGTGTATTCTTCCATCACATTCGTGATGTAGTAGTTCATAAACGTCTTAACGCGCTGCGCTTGGGCAACTTTAGCGTTGGTTTCGGAACCCATCACAATCGTGCGGACAGGCCCCGAAGGTGGTAAAAGCTCATTAAATGCTTGAGCTTGAAACTGTGTGGCAGCTTCCGCCAGCAAAGGGTGGGTAACGCCAGTCGCGCCACGGAAAGGCTGCGTCCGCTCCTCGTAGGTAAAGCCCAAAAGCTCTAAACCATCCTTGTAAGCGTCTTCCCATTCCTGACGGCTCGCCTTGTTGGCGTCATACTCGTCCAGCAATTCGCCCGCAATCCGTGCCAGCTCGCGATCCGGCATCTCTTCCGCCAAGTTCGCATAAAAATCTTCGTTCATGCCGCGCTGATCCTGCGGCTCAAAATCAATCTCAACACCGCCGTCTTCAGTCGGGTTAATGCCAATCTCACCGACGTTCTCAGCTTCAATCATCGCCATAACGTCGTTGTCAGCCTGCGGAAGCTCAATCTCCAGCTCCGCGTTCAACTCGTCCTCGTTAAGCTGAGACGGCACCGCCGTGTCCATCAAACTGCTCTGGTATCCATTGCGTGGTGTTGCCATCTAACTCTCCCTGATACCTACTGATAGTTCCGGTATTTGCGTGGCGAAATACCCATAACTTGTCTCGTGGTATCAAAATAACCCTGCTCATTGCGAGGGAAGTAAACATCGGGCCCCGTAGAAGGTGATACAAAGTTCCGTGGGGCGCGGGGCTGATCCGGGGCAGGCGTCGTCTGCTCCGAAGGCGAACGCCCCATAATCACATCCAACTGCCGAAATATCTCCGAGTCAACCATCTGCGTCAATTGCTGCGGCGTAGCATCAATACCCGCCTTCATGAATATCTGACGACCAACTGCATTGTTCCGCTGATCCATCGCAACGTCCCGCGCATTCTGACCACCCATAGGCCATGGCGCAAAACGATCCAAAAACTCATTGAACGTCCCAGCACTCTCCGCCGTCTCCGGGCCATACTCCTGTGCCGCAATCGCCGAACCCAACATATGACCCCGCGCATCCTCTAACTCAGGATACGTCGGCATGTCATGACGCGGACGCGCCATCCGTACACTCTCCGGCTCGCTACCCGTCGGAATAACCATCTGACCCAACTCAGGGTCCATCTGCGACGGATAATCATAACGCTCAATTAACTGCTCCATAAAGCTCGGGTCTGAACCATAGAGAGCCGCGGTCCGCGAACCACCGACCCGGGCACTCTCCCGGAGTCCCGCAGTCGGATCATCACCAGTCAGCTTGTCGTACAAGACAGTCATCATGCCCTCTTCTTCGGGCATCTCTTCCTGAATTTCTTGCGGCAGGTAATCCAAATAGGCGGGGTCTGATCCGGGGGCCGTGGTCTGTAGGTCAATAAGCGTGACGTCGCCGCCATCCTGCATATAACGAACAGGATCGTGCCCAGCCGCACCTAAATTAACCGCAGACTTGTACATATGGACGCCTTTCTGGTTTAATAATACACTCGCACTCTAGCAGAGTTTTGTTCATCTTCCCAGTCATCAGTTGGTAGCTGGACAAAATTTCCTTGCCTATATCGCATAAGTGCCTGCGTCATACTATCAACCAAATCATCATGTTCCCCATTCGGGAACGCCGCTACTTCCTCTATCATCTCATCAGCCCACGTCTCATCGGGGGCCCAAACCATGCCAGCCTCAAACAAGGGTGACACACTATGTACTCTTGATACCTTATCGTTACCACGGCTCGGAGTAAAGTTAACAACGGGTATCCCCATATTGCGCAATTCATGCGTCAAAGGCATACCACTCGCCTTCGCCTCAACAATTACCGTGTCAGGCTCCCAAAATTTGTACTCATCCAAGGCGATCTGCTTCAACTCGGGGAAATCCCATCTCCCCTTCTTACTGTCCAACAATATTAAGTTGGGCCCCGAACCACCCTCGTTCGGATAAAATACACCCCACGTCGTAATCGCACTAAAGTCCGCCGTTTCCCGCTTACTAAACGCCGTATCGTAACTCTGGATCACATACTCCAACTGCGGAACCTTCGGCTTCTCCCAACAACGCCACCACTCACGCTTGATAATCGCGTTCTCTTCACCCGTAGGATTTTGCTGATACTGCGCGTTCCACTTAGACGGAGGAATAGATGCGCGGACCGCGGTCAAATCTTCCAAAGACCAAAATTCTGGCCAGCACGGAGTCCCATCCTCAAATATCGCAGGAAGTTCTATAACTTCCCATTGATCCGCTAACGGGTCTTTAGCCATCGCCTTCAACAACTGACCCGTCATGTCCTTCTCTGACCACCGGGTCTGAACCAAAACAATCGACCCACCCGGCTGGAGACGTTGTCGGGGGCCCCCAGTGTACCAATCCCAAGCATCGTCAAAACCACTGCTCGACATCGCAGTCTGCTCCGAGTGCGGGTCATCGATAATCACCAAGTCACCACCACGACCAGCCAAGTTCGAGCCAACACCAACAGCGTAGTACATCCCACCTTTGTTCGTGTCCCACCGGCCACTCGCCTTACTGTCCGCAGCCAGACGAACCTCCGGGAAAATCTCCTTGAACTCGTCGCTCTCAATCAAATTCTTCGTCTTACGGCCAAAGTTAACCGCCAACTCGGTCGTGTGCGTCGCCTGAATGATCTTCATTTTCGGATTACGGCCCATCATCCACGCCGGGAACAAATACGACGCAAACTCCGACTTCGTGTGACGAGGAGCCATGTTGATTATGACCCTCTTTAACTCACCACGGGCCACGCGTTCTAACTTTTCAGCAATGATTTTGTGATGACGGCCCGCGATGAAGTCAGGCCAAACTGTTTTCACGAAAGTTAAAAAATCATTTTGGCACTTTTCGTTAGCTTCAATCTGCGCCAATCGAAGCTCAAGCTTTAGTTTTTTCTCTTCTAGTGCCGGATTATTTGCTGCACTCATGGGGGCCCCTAGCTAACTTTTGATACGCAGTTTTTCGTGTTCCACGTGGAACAAAATGCGGATGTTTCACGTGAAACATAGCACGGAATATATGCGATTTTAACCGCAAATATATAACAGTTAAAGCCGATACGAAAATTTAGGTAATTATTCGAGAGAAACATGGCCCTAGCCACCGTGACCGGGGCGCGGGGGCGGGGGTCGCGGCGCGTCGATTTCGGCCTTCGATCTGCGGTTTTTGACCCGATAGTCAGGGGCCCCTGCCCGTTTTTCTCGGCCCTCTGATGTCGGACCGCGGTCCAGCAATCGCGGCGCTTGCCGGTCGATCCGGTGCCCGCGGATCGTGGCCCGATGCCCTCGGCGCTGGGCTAATTGCCACCGGCTGGGCTGCTCGATCCATGCAGCGCGGCGGGCGGATAACTGCCACCGGCCAGCGATAACCGCCACCGGCTGGGGGTGCGCGGGACGCGGCCCGTACGTTTTGCCATGGGGGCGCGGCCCTTGGCCCGCCTTGTTTAACTGTTAATCACCAGACATAAAAAAGGCCGCCCGAAGGCGGCCAGCGTTGCGCGGTGGCGCTGGTTTAGCTGTGGTCAATACTGACGATAATATCGCCGTCGCGGATCATGTCTCGGACAGTGTCTCGGATTTCAACGTAGCCGGTATGGTCACCCTCTAACCGCTCGACGCGGTCGCGTAGGTCTTCCAGCGGGCGGCATTGCTCGACGGCATCGTCAATCATCCTTTCCAGCTCGGGCCGGATAATGGCCAGCAACGCGGCGGCGGCCTCGTCGCGCTGGGTGCGTATGCTTTGAATTTCGCCGCTCATCTGGTTAACGCTGCGCTCGATCCGCTCGGCATAGTCGCGCAGGTTTTTGAGATCATGCGCGGCTGCGTCGAGATCGTGGGCAAGGTCGGTCTGGTCAGTCAGTCGGACATTGCTTGCGATTGCGTGTAGGTGGTCGGGGTTTGTTTTTAAGTCGATCATGGCTTGCGCCTCCGTAGTTGTTAAAAGTTGCGACGGGTTGCCCCCCGTCGTCTGCGATTATATGCGATAACTTTTGAAAAAGTAAAGCCGCAAAAGAAAAGGCCGCCCGAAGGCGGCCAGTTGCTGCGATGCGCTGCCCCTAGTCAAAGCGGGCAATCTTGGCGGGACCGTCCAACCCGTCGCGGATCGCGACTATCCCGTAGTCGTAAACATAGCAGAAAAACCGCCCGTCAAATCCAAAGCGGGCCAGCGGGGCCATGTCCGGATCGTCCGCAAATTCGCTGCGATATGTCCCGTCGACGTCGACCGATCCGCCGAAGGGATAGCAAAAGCCGCCCATCTGATATTCGGCGTCCATGCCGTCCGCGATGGCGTCCAGCGTTAACGGCTCGCCGCTATTGCTGGCCATGATGCAGGCCGCGCAGAAAAAGTCGGGGATGATCCCGCAAGCTTCCAGAATGTCGCCGGGCCGGGCCGATCCGATGCGACGATCCGCGGCAGGGTTTAGGACACGATCCAGCACAAAGTCGCTGGGGCGGATTTTCAAGGTGTGAATGTTTGCCATGGTTTGGCCTCCGTAGGTTTCAAGTTGCCGGGCTTGCCCGCCCGGTGTCTGGGATTATATGCGATAACTTTTATAAAAGTAAACCCCCATAAAAAAGGACCGCCCGAAGGCGGCCCAGTCACTACGGCGGCGCGGTAGTTTTATGCTGCGACCTTGTCCAGCAATGCCCCCGCTTTACGCTCGATTTCTATGCGGGCGTCTTGGTGGGGAATGTCGCGGGCGATTGCGGTAATCGCTTGCGCTGCATCCCATACGGTTTCAACAGGGCGGCCCTCTTCCTCGATGTGGCGGGCTGCCGCTGCCTTGGCCAAACGTCCAGACAATCCGGCGCGTTTAGTCAAAAACGCAAGGCGGTCGTCGTCATCGCTCGCAACTTTGGCGGCCTTGGCTGCCTGCACACCCTCGACAAAAGTCGCTGTCGATCCATTGGCAAACGATTGCAACGCAGGGCGGGCCTCCGCTGCGAAGCGATCCGGCGCGAATTTAGTGTGACGGATTTTAATTTCGTGGAAATTTTCAACGCCCCAAAGGTTGCGGTTCATACAAACCCCGCGCAGATACATCGCCGCAATGCCTGCGGTCTTGCTGCCCGTCTCACTGTTCCAAGCGTAAAACCCGCGGAACATCAAATCGGGCTCGCCGTTGGCAAGCTTGCCCACCTCGATGGGGTTGCGGTCGTCAACAAGGAAAACAAAAACGTCGCGGTCGGATGCAAACAAAGTCGTCGTTTCCATGCTCACGGGGATTTCTGGATCATAAACGGCCAAACCGTTGCGGCTGCCGGTCATCATGCCGGGCACTTTCCAGCGACCGCCAGACGCGTCAACCAAGTTTTTGATCGGTTCCAAAATTTCCCAGTCATAAATCCGGCCATAATCGGGGCCAGTTGCTGCCCGTAGTTCGCCGCCGTCTTGTTGGTGCCCGTAAACTTTGACCAGCTCGCGGCCTCGGTTATAGCGCAAACCCCATTGGATACAGTCCGCCGCCAATGGCGCGGGCAAGTCTTTTAAATATCCAGACGGTGCGCCCGCCAGTTGGGCAAGCTGTCCAAAGCTCCAATTGGTCGGGGTGTTGATATGCTCGCGACCGTTGTCGTCGTCATATTCAACAAAGATATTTCCGGCGCTGGGGCTGCCCTCGTCGATGTCGCCAACAATTTTCATTTTGTGGGTGTCGACTGTGCGCGACGTCATGCGGTGGGCGTCGATTTTTTTATAGGCCAGCATATCATCAAGCGATAAAAACTTTTGATCGTCTGGGCGGCTAAACCACTGCGACGAAACTGCGCTGTTTCCGATACCATGGGCGAAAGCGTTGGTTGTGTAAGTCATGATTTTTTTTCTCCGTAGAAAGTTAAAAAGGCAGGCCATTGCCCGACCTGCCTCTGAACTGTCGCATAAAATCCCATAGGGCGCAACATAATTTTTAAAAAAGTTATTCCGCGCCAATATCGCCCGCAACATGGTGGCGGATGATCGACCGCGGCGGCAGTGACTTGGCAAAGCGCCGCACCTTTTCCGCGTCGGTCTCGTCGGGCTGGTCGCTGTTTGCGGTTTGATCCCACCAAATCCGGCAGTTGCCCGCGTCGGCATAGCATCCCCCGCGCTGGGTCGGATCGGCTGCCTTTTTCTTGCTCGGCCCATGCGCTGTAAATCCGATGATGTAATCACGATCCCGACGCGCACAAAGTGGATCGCCGTTTCCACACTGGGCGCAAGATATGTCGCGATATTCTGCGGGGCATCTTACAATGGTTTTTCCGTGGGGTGCTGCCGTCTTGCGACCGTGCCAAAATGTTTCGGGCACGACCACCACCGTCGGAACATAATCCGCCGCAATGTTGGCGTTTTCTAAATATTCCGTTGAATAGTTTATAACCGTCTTGCCCTCCCAGTGATTTCGAAACCACTGGTTCCAATGAAAATGCGTGTAGGTAAACGAGACGCCCTTGGGTGGTACAGCATCCAACAACGCGTCAAAATATTCCCAATCTATTTCGGCCGCGCCTTTACCACTGCAATTCATTTTGCAATCGCTTGGGCAAGTTGCGTATTTCTCGCCACTGCCCGCCCGATAAGTTACCGCGATGCCTTTGGTTTTTTTGGCCCGACTAATTTCTACAGTCTTTAACATGGTTTGCCCTCCGTAGGTATAAGACATATCGCATACTATACGACATAAAAAAGCCCGCAGTCAAGCGGGCAATTTTTTCAAAAGTTATCTTCGCCTTTTGCGGATGCGCTGCTGCGGTCGTTTCATCGGTCGCCCCCGCTTTTGTTTCTCTTCCCATTCGCGGACCTTTTCGGGGCCATGTTTCAGATATGCCCAAAGCTTTGCAATTATCATCATCCGTCGTCACCCTTGCCGTTTTCCGGTTCGTTTATGAAAGTTCACAATTCTCCCGCAAAAAGGCCCCTTCAATCCTTCGCAAATGTAAAAGTCTGGGGTCTCTGTGAGAATTTTATACAAGTTCAAATTCTCGTCTCTGTAATACCTTTCCATCATCCGTCGTCCCCCCAGTCTTTTTGATCCCCGCGCTCTTCGGCTTGCTCATATCCCGCACGATAGGCCGCAATCTCGTCTTTGGTCATGTCGCGCATGTCGACACGGTCGCTCGTATAACTGCCGCCTTTGTAATAGTGCGGCGTATATCCACGGCCATACCAAAAGTCTGCGCCGCCCCGATCAAACGGGCCGCCGTGGCGTTCGTCGTATTTCTGATCCATCACGCGGCCTCCAGTTCAAGACCGGCACATGCCATGGCGTGGCGAACGGACGCGGCATAGATGTCAAACGCATCTTGCTTGCGCAGGTTTGAGTTGACCTCCAGCCCGTATCGAACGGCATAGCCAAAAGAAGTTTGGAACAGCTCAACCGACGCTGCCCCGTCGATTTCCGTTTTCATCAGTTGTTTAAGCATCTCATATCCTCCGTAAGTTAAAAGAGACTATGGGATGTTATGCGATTATCTGGGACTTATCAAGCCAAAAATTGTTTCCCAGTCGGGATCGCCTTCACACTCGAACAGCGGCTCGACCTCCATGCCTGCCAACTTCAGGTCCATTGCGGCGCTGCCCGGATACAAAAACACACGCTGCGGCATAGTTTTTGTTTTCTTTTTCAGCACCAAAACCCACGCACTGGCATGAGCATGGTTTGAAAGCCAAGCGACTTGGTGGGGACGCAGCTCGACGGCTTTGCCCCCCGTCGCCTTCAGCTCAACAAAATGAAAGTCTCCGTCTTCGTCACAAAGCAAGACGTCAGGCACCCCGGGCATCGCCCACGTTTCAAGCCTCGTCGCTATAATCTTCCGCGAACTCTTCGTCAGCCCCCGCTTCATCATTTGCCAAAAGTCTGACTCGCGCTTTGTCGCGGTTCTGGGAATTGTTTTGTCCTTCGGGAGTAACGTCGATAGTGATCGGGGCATATTGGTTTTTTATCTCTTCAAGGGCCTTCAGCACATCTTCCTTGCTCATGCTGTCGATGCTGCCGTGGCGGATTTCTGATTTGCTCACATAGATGTCGCCCTGCGCTTGCCCCCGTCGATACTCAGCTTGGACTGCTGCCGAATATGCGCCGTTCTGCAAAGCCATATCACGGATGGTCTGCAAATCTCGCAGGTGTCGTTGGTAGGTCACGCCATACTTTTCGTCCAGTTCGGCGCGATAAGCTTGGATGGCTGCAACAACATGCGGGCTTATGTGTGGATTGGTTAGCTCATAGGCCCGACTATGGGCAGAGCTTGCGGGATAGCCTGCATTTATGGCCGCTTCCCTCATTGTGATCTGTCCGTCTTTCGAGACAAGCTCTTTTACAAACAGCTCTTGCTTGCGTGTCAAAGGTTGGGCCTTGGTAGCCCGTGGTCTTCCGCGTTTTCTTACAGGGGCCACAGGTGTGGATTTTGCGGTGTCCCCTTGTCTTCTTCGAGCCATGGCATTCTCCAGTTAATTAGAGGTAGTTTAGCTTAAATTAGCCCCTTTGTTTATATAGAGCCAGAAAAAAAATTCGAAAAAATTTTCCCACGACCCCCTTAACGCAGTCTTGCCCCTTGCTGGTTACACAAACTCTGGTTTCGTTACATTTTATTTTTTCTGTTTATGAAACTTGTAAGTCTATATATATAAAAGACTTTTTGTCCAAAGTTACACGGTTACGCCGGTTACGGGCATATTCACTTTCACCTTCGGTTTGGATTTGAGGTTCTATATATAAGAAAGCGTGTTTCTAACAAGACCCGTGGTCCGCGGTTCATTGTGCGCTCCAGACGCTCATGTTGTCGTCGAGCATTTTTTTGAGGCTTTGTATTCTGGCGATTGATCCGTGGGCCAAGTTCCGTGGTTGGCTTCTAGCGAACGTAGCGACCCAAGACGGGGAGGTTGGTGTGTGCATGACGTCAGTGAGGGTATGTGCGACTGCTTCGAATACGTCGCGTTGTGTTGCGCCGTGTTCGACTTCTCGTGCGATTTCTGCGGTCAGTTGCAATTGGATGGAAGTGATGTAGTCGATGGTATCGATCATGGGGAGAGCCTCCGTGCAGGATTATAATTTAATAAAATATTATTTTATTTTTACACGGAAGGCAAGTTGTTTAGAAAGGCGGCTCTTGCCCCGCATACTCGGGTTTCCACGGTGTTGGTTTGTGATCCGCGGGCTTTGAGGAAGAGGTGTGGTTCTTAGGTTTTGGCTTGCGGACCCCGAGCTGATCGAGGTCCGCTTCGATCCAGAGTGGGAGTTCAGTCGTCGGTGTCATCATCGTCGACGTCCCATAGTTCGGGCTGTTCTGGTTCGAGTTCGTCTTTCCAGACTACGCCGATGACGTATGTTGAGTTGAGGCAGATGGTTGTGTCGTCGTCTTCGAGGATGATGTGGACGTATTTATCGTCCCAAGCCCATGTTTTGACGTCTCGATAGACCAGCGGTTGGTTTTGTCCTGATGCTGGGTGCATGTTTACTGTGAGTGCTTTCATTGTTCTTCCTCCGCGATGTACACGCGTTTCATCGGCTTTGTTTTGAAGAAGCCTTTGTATTGTGGATGTTGGTGCATGAACAAACGTGCGTAGAGCGCGATGTAGTCATTGCTGATTTTGTAGTCGTCTCCGGTGGTGACGATCATGGTCTCCCACCGGATGCGATTAACGATTAGCCAAGCGGACAAGCGAGAGTGTCCTCGCTCGATA